CACAGGATCCTTTGCCTTTGTGTGCCATGTTAACATTTCCATTTGCGTAATGCAAGTGCCTTCCGTGTTGGACGACCCTTGCTATCTTTCATTGGTCCTTTAACTCCACCCATTCTAGCACAAAAAGATTTCTTTCGTGGACCGCCTTCTGGTTGTGGAGCTTTTAAATTAGAACCCGTAGCTGCATTATACTTCTTACGACCTGCAGCTGTCAAGCCGCCTGAACGACTTTTGTGTTTGCCTATCTTTAGACTAACACTCTTTCGTTTAGTTGTCATTGATTTAGTATATCAATATATTTTTGCTTCTCTTTAGTTTTCTTTTTCAAAGTTTGTTTAATCTTTTTCATATCATCCCAAAGAGTTTTCTTTTTCTTCTTACCTTTGTCTAGGTAATCAGGACCAGTTCTTGTGTTAGCCATTACTTTTTCTTTTTCTTTTTAGCTAAAAGCATTAATGTTTTTTTCCTCATGGCATCTGGTGGAGCATCAATTTGTTTAATAAAAGATTTTTTTTTTGGTCTGCCTTTTTTTGAACCATAGGTTCCGGGTCCCATTGGTGCCATTACTGTTCAGCTCCTGCGTCTGTACCGTCAGCTGTGTTGCCAACTTGTTTTTTACATTGTGCTACTTGTGCAGCTGTAGTGCCGTTGTCATTGTAAGGAATGAACCAACGATCACCTGTAGTATTTACTTTATACTTTACCTGCATCGTATCAATACGTGCAGATGGATCATATGCTTTAGACATAATTAAAATTGTACATTAGAACGTTCGAGTTTGTCATACACATCTTGTCTGTATGCTTCATCTCTATCGTAACGAGGGTCTGACATAGCTTGTACAACCTCAGCTTGACTACGGAATCCATCCTGAGTTCTAGCTGACTTGCCTGTAAGCATTCTACCTTCGTAACCTTCTTGAGCTTCATACTCAGCTCGTAATCCAGAAACTGCTATTTGGATAGCGGTAGCATTACCTCTATCTATCATATCATTAAAGGCATCTAACTTAGTTTCTGATAAGTTCTGTGCTGCCCAACTTGTTAATCTTTGATATTCTGCTTCACCACCTGCTGAGTTATAAACTTGGTTCATCTCAGCATCAGTTAAATCAGTTGCTACACCACCATCTACATCTGGGTTGCGATCTCTGATAGCCATATAAGCTTCTACTAAATCTGAACTAGACATCTCTTTAAAACGTTCCATTGTTTCTTCAGAGATTGCTCCTTCATTTTCATAGTATTCTTCAGAGGCAGTAGTAATTAAGTCTACACCTTCTGCAACTTCTTCAGGATATTCATCGTCATCAAGATAAGTATCTTCTACTTCATCATCATCCTCATCTGAAGATCCTAATTTTTTCTGTAGGTTAATGTATGCTTCTTCTAATTCTTCTGCACTCTGGTATTTACCAGCATACAGTTCAGATTCTTCTTGCCCTAGTCTCTCAGCAACGGCTAGTGAGTCCTGTTCATCTTCTGTAAACTCAGGAGCGTCAGCTGGAGTTGGGTCATACGTTAGTTTTTCCGTCATCTTTGTATCCTTTAGCGGTGGTTACTTTTAGGTTGCCTAAACCAAATGTTGTTACTAGCTCAGGATCTGGTCCTATGTTTGCTCTAGTAGTAAACTTAGTTGGAGTGGCTCTTTCGTTCTCTTCAACGAGAGACTCTGGTTTGCTAACCTTCGGGAGGGGTTTCTTCGCCACCTTCTGTGGGCGGCTCGCCTTCTGTGTTGCCATTTTGTAATTGATCGTATCCGTCTTTTATCATTGCAGCCATGCCTTCATTCTTACTTGGGTCCATCATAGGAGTACCAGCTAACTGACCAGCTTGCTTCAGCATTTCCATCTGTTGCATTTTCTGTTCCTGTTGTTGTGCTTCCTGTGACATAGTTTCAGGTGTCTTAACTAGGTTAAGTACATCTATACCTTGAGCTGCTGCGAGTCGTTTAACATACTCACCGGGGTCAAGGAACTTAGCCATGATCTCTGGTCCCATAGTTTGAGCAAGAGTTTGTGCGAACTGAACAAGTGACTGTTGGTCTTGTCCTCTACCTAGTGCATTAACACCAGCAACTATCTGTGGACGTACCACGTCTTTCGGAATCTTTGGTAATTGATTCGTGCGTTGTAGCATGTGCAAGGTTCTGTTGAGGTATGGTATTAAGAACTCAACCGTAAGTAAACTGAAGAGTCCACCTAGCTGTTGTTCTAATTCCATTTGCGTGAGGCGTACCTCTTCCGCAGTTGTTCTTTCGCTTTGCCTAACCTGTAGTACAAGGAAAGCTTCGCTTATCCTACGCTCTAAGGTTTGCATCTGTTCTGCTGCTGTCCTGAAGTCAGCTGTTTTGCCTACCTGAATAACACCAACGTCATCAGGTCTACCCTGAACGATCGCTCCGTTACCAGCATCGGCTATAGTCTTTGGTTTTGTTGTCGAGGATGGTGATACAAGGAAGACTACTTTAGCAGCTGCTGCAGAGCCTTCTACGATAGCCTGAGACAATCCTTCGAGTGATCTAATATCACCGAGGAACTCCTCTACTCTACCACGACCGTAATCTTCTCCATCAACTACGTTAAACCTTAGACAAAGCCAAGGATTTGCATTCTTTGGAGCAGTACTACGACTGTTTGGGAGTATCTTATCGAAGCATTCTTGATGCCATACCCATCGACCGTTATCGAGTCGGACGTAAGTGTACACTTCTACGTCTTGATCATCGGATCCTGTCTTGTGGCCGTCATCTCCTGCGGAGTTCGGCATAGCTTCTAGGAGATCCATACCTAGTAGCTTACGACTTATTAGTTCCTTTGTGACAATCTCTATGACGTTCCCGTTACCATCTCTGTTTACTACAAAGCGGTTGAGGGGATAGTTTTTGAGACCATCTTTGCCCATAAATATTAATGCGTTACCAGACACAATTAAATGTTTCAATGCCTGATGGACTACAACTCTATCGCTAGAGGCATTAACATAATCCATAACCATCCTTTCCATTTTAGCAAAGGATAAATCTAATTCACTTTTTACTTCACGTGGAAACTCTTCACCAAGTTTATCATCTCTAACTTGTAGTTTGAAGAAACTTGTTTGTGGAGGTATCAATGCAAGCATAAGTTTTGCTGCCAAATTGACAACTGACTTACTACCTACTGATTGCCACGGTGTAAATAGTTTTTGATGAGTGGGACGTGAAGTTAAATCATCTTGGATAAGATAAGGCAACGTTAATCTTGAACATTCAACTGCGGTATCAAGGAACTGTCTTCTACCTACGGTCAGTTGATTGTATCTATTACGTGCTTTCATTACATCATTCCCGGGTTCTTATCTGACTGAACTTTTAGCTTAGTCTTTTTTGGAGGATCCATATTATTTCTAGCTGCCTCTTGATTTTCTCGTGGGTTAGCATCAGGAATAATTTGATCATTTACCATGTCTGGTGGGGACTCTGGTCCAGCCTCATAGACTGGTTGTTTTATAGGTGCTGGTGTGTATCCACCACCTCCGCCTCCTAAACACATACGTCCTCCTTATGGTGTGTTGACACCACCGCTTGGTGTATCTGGTAGAGAAGCTGGGTTGATAGCTCCAAAGGTTTTAACACCTTCTTTAACTTTCTTTATCTCAAGAGCTTTCTTTTTCTTTGTTGAGAGTTTATCCTCCTCACCTGACTCATCCTTAATTTTTTCAGGAGTCACCATTTCAGGTGGAGGTGCAGCTGCTTTCATTGTAGGAGCAACTTGCTGTCTTTGTGGTGCTGCCGGCATTTGTCTACGACCGCCGCCCAATGGACCTACGCACATTATTCTTCTTCCTTTATAAGTTGTTTTATATATTCGACCACACTAGCTTGACCAGCACGGTACATGATGGAGGCTAATTCCTCCTTGGGGTGGACGGGTTGCCATTGAAAATTGTCTTCAACTTTCTTTAGCAGTTCCTCCACTCGCTCGTTATGTAGTTTAAGAGTATTGAGGGAGATTGACATTTGAGTGTTCAAAGAATGCTGGCATCCGACCTGCCTGTGTTTCGGAAAGCTGTGGAGCTTTACCATCATACATCAAACGGTCGCTGGAATCCAGCCAAAATTTTTTGTCCAAATATTTATCGGAGTTGTTACCTAGTGGTTGCATTATCCAATTAATAGTGGCTTTACGAAGTTTATCCAAAGAGTTACTAGGAACAAGACCCAACTCAGCACAAACAAGACTATTAGTTGCCACGTGGATTTGTTCATCTCTGGAAATATCAGCTGATACTGTTCTGAGAGCAGGATCACCAGTAAACCTAAAGAAAGGCAGTAGAACAAAGAATATAGCTCGTTCTGCAACCAAGGCTTTTGTGATTGTGTGGTCTGGGTGAGCAATCCAAGCATCTCTTAACCTCATAGCTTCATTTTCTGCTTGAGTATCTGCACCATGTGCATCTACTATGTATTGTAACGCTTTATCGTGGCGTATTTCATCCACGACGTTATCTTCTAATAATGTTCTAGCGTTCTTGGGAACGTCCTTTTCAAGACCTTCTTTAATGAACTCACCAACTGGTAGCTCCATATGACGTATTGCGAGGGCACGTCTAATGGTTTCTTCAGCTCCGTGTTTAAAGGATCCAGCCGTTGGCTTAACTGGAGTCCACTTTCTTTTCCTTGATAGGAGTTTCTCATAAGGATCTTTCATTATTCTTGACAGTCACAGGTTATCGGATTATCTAAAATTTCTTTCAAGTAATCGTCAACCTCGTCCTGATCAAGAGCAGCGTAAGCGTTAGTCTTATCCTGAGTATCACCCATTACTTGTAGAGAATAGTAAAGGGAGGTCTGAGGAGATTCCAACCACTCTTCGACGAACGCATTGTCGTAGGTTACAACATCACTCCAAGAGTTAAAGCTGTATCCGTGAAGAAGTCCCGTAGCATCGAGAAGTTTTACAAAACCATCAGTCACACGTTTGTAAACGTCCCAACCAACTTCTGAGGCGATCTCGACATCGCCGTATTGAACTCTTTCCACACCAAAGGTGCCAGAGTCACGGTCTACACTCCTTGCTATTGGAGGTGCAATTTCTGGGGTACATGTATACCCATCTAAGTCTTTACTTTTGTATGAACAAGAAGCAGTAGGTGCGATAGCAAACGCACGTGCCATATTATTGTGACGAGCTATGTGAGCAGCTCCTTCTATAGCATTCTCTAGTTGTTCGTATATATAAAATGCAGTTTGACTACATTCTTTTCCTTCTAACGCATTGGCAAAGTCTGCATACGTTACTTTATTTTGTCTAAGGAAGTTTGCTAGACCGAGTACTCCCAGTCCGACTTGTCTGTCGGTTTCGCTTGGGAGGTATTCTCCAGAAGCTTCGATATTTGTTCTGCTATGGAGGTCGCACAAGCTTGACATACCTGTAGCGAAAGCTTTTTGCAAGTCTTCGATTTTACAGGCACCGAGATTGACGTGTTGAAGGAGGCAAGTTCCTCGTGAGGGCAAATATACCTCCAAGCAAACGTTCCCTCGGATTCGTTTATTATCTTTGTCATGTTTTATTTTGTTGAGCCAAATGTCTCCTTTGGCAATGCCTCCAAGAATAGCTGCTCTGGTTCTGTCTCCAGAAGTGGACCATTTTTCTCTATCGACGTTAACACATCGTTTAATCCATGGGAGTTCTTCTCTGGGCGTTTGCACGAACTCAAGAATATCGGGGTGATCAATGTCAAGGTGAGCAACAACGGCACCGTTTTTAAAGACCCCACCTCTGCGTAATGTTTCATTTAAACTAGAATAAATTTTTGCAAATGATACTGGTCCACTAGCGACTAAACCTCTACCATTTTCGTGACCTCTAGGTCTGAGTTTTGATAGGTGGACTGCTACTCCTGCTCCGTATCGAAGAGCATGAGAGACAAACCTCCAGCTGGCTTCTATACCATCGGGACCTTCCATCGTGTCCTCGACTACGAATACAGTACATGAAACTGGTAGGCGTGATTCTGGGTTATCCAGCCAAGACTGGACCCGACCAGTACGGGAGATTAGTTCTGTTGTCATTAAATTAAAATACCAAACATTGCTTGTGGCTCTTGCGGCCAACTCTCTACTAAATTCATTAAAGAATTACTTAATATAAAATTTTGTTTCTGTAACGCTAAGAATACTGTAATGATATCCTCTTTCCTAACGTCATCTCTATTTAGTTTGTCCTTTATCAGTCTCATTTTTAGATCCTG